AAACCAAGGTATGCAGGTCATTGTGGAAGCCGAAGTGCAAGGCGGCCGCGCCAAAGGTATTGAGCATTTGGAAGACTATGTGTTCCGTAACGGCAGTGACGGTATTAAAAAAGCCATGGACATTGTTCGTCACACAGCCGCTGATACAGGCAAGACTACCACAGTCAAATGGGATGGCAAGCCAGCATTGATATTTGGTCGTGATGCCAACGGAACATTTATTCTAACTGATGTTTCTGGATTCACAGCCAAAGGCTATAACGGCTTGTTTACAAGTCCTCGACAAGTTACACAACATTTAGCCGCCAGAGACGCTGATGCTGCGGCGTTGGGCAAACCTGCTACTCGTGTGCAGGATCTTGCACCAATTTATAACAAACTGTGGGGTATGTTAGATGCCGCAGTACCACCAAACTATCGAGGATTTGTGCAAGGCGACCTGTTGTATATGGATACCCCTCCATTGGAAGCCGGCAACTATGTGTTTACACCCAACACCATAGAATACAAAATTCCAGCCAACAGTGATGTGGGCAAGCGCATTGGCGCCAGCGAAGTTGGCATTGCCATGCACACTAGATATGCCGAACCAGGTGCCGCCAAAGAACCCATTGGTACAGTTAAATTTAAACCAGTTTCTGGATTACTTTTATTAGAGCCAGTGTATGCCAAAGAAAATGTCAAACCCGATCGAGAATTAACGCAACAGCTGAGAACAGTTTACAGTAGTCAAGGAGCTGCAATTGACCAACTGTTTAATCCTGCTGAACTTCGTGCGCTACAGATCACTGACTTGCCCAAGTTATGTATAGACTATATCAACAGTCGTGTGGGTGTTGGATTTGATAACTTAGTAGCTGATTTTGGCCCTTGGTTACAACAACGTGTTACACCTAAAAAGTTTCGAAATATTGTAGAATACTTACAAAGTCCACGTAGCAACCTGTCGGGTATGGCCGCGGCATTCACGGCTTGGGGACTACTACACGATATCAAAATGGATGTGCTACAACAATTGGATCTACAGCATCCAGGGCAAGAAGGTTGGGTTATGGCCACTCCGGCTGGTATGGCCAAGGCTGTGAATCGTCTCGCCGGTGGATTCACCGCGGCAAATCGTCAAATAAACAACCCAGAATCTGTGCCTAACTCCTAATTTTTGCCAAAAGGTATAAATAAAAGTAGGCCCACAGTGGCCATATACTAAGGAGATTTAAAAATGGCTTATATTACTAAAGTTTCTGGTGGTTCACAACCAGTATTTGCAACTGACGTATTGAATGGTAACGTTGCTCCAACAGCAGCAATGAACGTTCAAGGTCCAATTCAAGTAGCAGGTCCAAAGTTAGACTTTTTCAGCGTAACAGCTAACGGTAACGTGTCGCTTCAAGGCGCTGTTAATGGTTATGTTGCTAACGTGTTGCAAGCAGTTCAACAAACAGCTACAGTTTCTATGTACCAAGTGGCTGCTAACGGCACCACAATCAGTTTTGGTGTTTACCCAGCTGGTGCATACACTAGTGCTACATTTGTTGCCGCTGTTCAAACAGCCAATACAACAACCATTGGTGTTCCAACAGGAAACGTTTCTACTACAGCTTCGTTTACAAACCTTGCATAATTAAGTTTTTGCATAAAACATCAAACCTGCTGAGGCAGGTTTTTTGTTGACTGAATTTTACAGGTATAAGTAATTGTGCTCGTGTAGCAATCTTGTCCTGCATAGGGCGGGACCGGAACGACACACACATACACAGGAGAAAAACATGAGCAAAACACCTTACGAGATTCGTCTCGAACTTTTACATCTGGCCAAGGAAATACTTCAAACGCCAGTGCATGACAAGCGCAGTAGCCTAAGCGATGAATATCATTCCAAGCTGAATGATGCTAATCGTGGAACTCTTCCGTATCCAACCATGCCTGATTTTCCAAGTACCACAGACATTGTGGTCAAGGCTGAAGAACTCAAAAAGTTTGTAGACGCAGCGTAATTGAAAAGCACCTTCGGGTGCTTTTTTGTTGACTTTAATATGGGTCTTGCAACAACGACTTAAATACTAGATCATGATGGTCAGCAAAATAACAGAATTAACAGTGTTTGAAAGTCCAGATGGCGGGCGAACAGTATATGCTCGCAGCCCTGGCGCAACCAAACGAGAACTACATTGGCAAGATCCTAAACTACAACAAGAACTCAAAGACTTAGAAAAATCAAAACGTTGGGTTGAAATTTTTCAAGCTCGCCGCGATGACCCAGAACTTGATCACTTGTGTGAACAAGTAGAAATACTCTATGAACTAAGCAGGCGCCCTGAATGAAATTTGCCTGCCAAACCCTGTTTGATATTACAGCCACCGGAGTAACCGGTCACTGTAAACAAAGCCGAATGCCATTTCATGACCATGCTGGACAACTAATACACGATTCTGAATCTTGGAATCGCAGTCGCAACCAACAACGCAATTGGGAAACAATTACACAAATTTTAAGTCTACGTACCCAGTTGTTTGCGTTGACTGATCCTATACCAGATCAAACAGGCACACGTTGGATGTTTGAATTTGAAACAGAATCCGCCGGCATTTACGGCCCAGAATCAGACCCTGTATCAGTGCTACGTGCTGATGCAGCGGGTGTGCCTATGTTGCGTGAGCTTGATAACGACCCAGACATTGACACTGCATTGATCACTGAAGGGGACAGACAGAATATTTGGTTTGCACCCATTTCCATAAATACTTGATGGAGATTAATCATGGTTGAGCCAACTGATATTGAAAAGAAAAGCCTGGAAGCACACGTAGAACTATGTGCCGAACGCTACAATGCATTAGAAGACAAAATGACTGCCATGAGTGTTAGCATTGCACATCTGTGCGATATGGTTGCAGAAGTTAAAGACAATGTAAGCCAAATGAACAATCAACGAAATACTCAACTGATCAATTGGGCAGTGGGTTCTATTGGAGTATTGACAGCAGCATTGGGCTACATGATCTCTCACTACATCATTAAATGAAACCAGACCAAGAATTTGAACGCATGTTCCGCCAGGAATTTAAAAATGTTGCACCCAATTTGATCTGGGTCAGTGATGATGGATACGAAGTATTTGGGCACTATCGAATACAGCCTGTATCACCAGGTTATCAAGTTGTTTGTGGCATTACAGAAGTGGGCACGTTCAGCAGCACACGCACAGCACTCAGCTGGTGCATAGCCGATAAAAATCATGGTTATAACACAGCCCGAGAAATACTAAGAACCGATAATAAATTAACAGCACTTAAAAACGACATTAATACCAGAGCAGCAATTGGTGATCGTAGCCGAGATCCTAATTTACGAGAAATTATTCTAACCAAGCTGGAAAGCAAAATCATACAAAAGAAATTGCTGGAAAATCAGTTAAACAAATATGTAAACTGGGCTAAATATATACAATTAAGAGGATTCAATAATGAAACTGCAAGAACTGGCCGTAGCCAACCCAATACAACAAGCCGCTAAGGTTTTTGAAAGCTATTTTGGCAACCGTGTTGATTTCAACACAGTATCAAAAGGCCAAGCACGAAACATGCTCAAGCGTGTGCGTGGCTTAATTGCTGAACATCGTCGCACTCCAGAATTTCACTACAGTGAGCGAAATCCATCATACTTGAAATTGGTCATGATGGAACAGGCTCTGGCCGCGGCCGCAACTACTCCAGGCGCCGCTCCTGCTGCAAATCCTCAGGCACAAGCTGGAATGCAAGCCGCACAGATCCAGCAAAAGAAAAAGCAAATTCAAGATGCTATCAAAGCCAAGCAAGGCGAGATTGCTCAATTGCAAAAGCAAATGAATGATCCAACCATGATGGCCATGGCCGAAGCTCAACTTGATGAACTAAGTCCGGCAACATTGACTAGTTATGCCGGTAAGAGAGCAGGTCAAGGAACATGGGCAGGTGGTGTTGCTAAAGGATTAGCAGGACGTCCTGCTGAAAGAGATGGTTACGCAGATAGTCATTGGACTGACCCTAAAG